GTAGATAAACAAAAGATATTGCAGAATTTTAGGGGGGTGGCAATTTACCGCCCGGGGGGTAGGGGGGTGTTCTAGACCGCTTTGTTGCCTCTTGAGCGATTGCATCTAGCGTGTGTAGGCAGAAGGGGACTATTAGGGTCACCTGCTCTCACATGATCAACATCAATGGATTGGGTGGGCAGTAGGGGTTTTTCACATAAATAGCAGACTGAGGTAGTGGCTAGGGCCTCCCCCCGTCTCTTTTTGTAATCACCTCCATACAGGAGTTTCTTTTTTTCTTTTCGGTAAATCGAGTTGTATCTTTCATTGCGTTTGGTTTGGTAAATCTGTTCGTGTTTGTCACACCTGTTCCCGTAGCTTAAAGCGCCGCACTCTAGGCAGGGCTTTTTAAATTTCATACCGTGAGGCTTTCTTTCATTTCTGTGTAACACCTATCGCATAGTTTTGTTGTTTCGTTGCAGTGGCATTCACAGATAGGGCACATTTCTTTTCTCTCTTTCGGTTGGGGGAGGTTCAATTCTAATTGGCTAGAGACGGTTACTAATCTCGCTTTTGACTTTATTTAGTCTAAATTCCATAACGGTTTTGTATGACTTCCCTCTATTGCAAATCCTGCAAGCAAGAACAGAGTTGCCTATTGAGTTCACTCCCCCAAGCTTGACGGGAATAACGTGATCTAACTCAAGGCTTAGAAGGTTAGTAAATCTCTCACCGCAATAGAAGCAGCAGTATCTCTGACGCTCTAACATTCGAGTGAAGTCTTTAGGAATGAACTTATAGGTAGCTGAGAAGTTTCGCCTGTTGTAGGTCATTGTCTTTGCTTTGTATCTTTGAGGAAGCTCTTGGATTACTCTTCGGTAATTCTTACGATTGTTTTCTTTTCTTCTCTCTCGGTTGTTTTGCCGATACTCAGAATCGTAGGATTGCTTCTTCTTCTTGTTCTCTTGATACCAAGCTTTAGTTCGCTCAAGCGTCTGCTTCTTCAGCTTTGAATAACGCTCTCGGTCTTTAGCTTTCTTGCATGGCTTGCAAGTCTTTCTAAACCCATCGCTTGAGTTTGTGATTGCTTGGAAGTATTGCTCTTCTACTGGGTAAACAATTCCGCAGTTGTTGCAAGCTCGTTCAGAAGGTATAGTTTTCATGTCGGACTCCTTATCAGTCTGGCCAAGCCTCGGGGTGTTTGCGCACCGCCGGGGCACTTCTAATTCTACACCTTCTCGACTGTCCCCTTGAATGGCACGTTCTTATCTAACTCAATGATTCCGATTCCTGTTGAGCTGTCTGTTCCTGCCATACGCCTAAACCAATCGCTCCCTGCGTCACTAGTAGGCATCTGCACCCAGAAGCGTGATGATCCGTTCTGATGTTGTCCTAGCTCAGTGACCTGAAGGAAGTGGAAGTGACCTGTCAAAAGAAGCGAAGCGTGTGCAAGGAACTGATTCCCGAACGTTTGGTTAGCCCAATACTTAGGGATTCCCTCTGGCCTGTTTGCTTGATGTCCATGAACACACCCGACAATATGAACTCCATACTCGAAAGCGAATCCTTCATCTTCTGGGTGTGGCTTTAGATAGGTGACATCCCAACCGAGTTCAGAGGTGAGCCTGTGGAGTTGTTGCAGAATCACAATGCCGAAGTCGTCTAGCCCTGGCTTACCTACCGTTTGCCCTTGAAATCTGTTCTGGCAGTGATTTGAGGCTATAGAACCATAAGTGACCGGTGCGTATTTGTGCATCCGCTTGATTAGGTCAAACATGAGACTAGCGGCGACATCGGTTTGTTGCATGGGTGAGAGGTCGTTTGATTGGAGCTGGGAATAGTTTGCTTTGTTCTGAAAGCTCTCAATAATATCCCCGAGGTCAATTATGACGATTTTCTCATATTTGCCCTTCTTAGCCTTCTCCTCGATAATGTCGTAGCTCTTCATTACTCGCTCAATGAGTTCTTTAGTTCCTCCCCTTGAGCCTGTCTTACCTACTTGAAAATCTGACGGGCAGACTACGAGTGCTTTCTCCTGCCTCTTTATTTCTTTCGGTTTGCTAGGTTTGGACTTCTTAGCCTCTGCAAACAGTGCCGGGAGGTTTATCTCTGAGTTCTTAGCTGCAAGCGTGAACTTGTAACTGGTTAGCCACTCCCCGTCTTCTCGCTGTTGCCATTTGCTTGTCCGTATCGGCGGAATGATTTCGACCTGATTCGGATCTAACCCTGCATCTCTTAGGAAGTCGTCAAAGTTCTCTGGTTCTTCTGAGTAGCCTGGTGTGGTCGCTGTTCCCTGATTGCCGTCAAACTCTACGCTTGGGCGGAAATTCTTGGGTGGTTGTATCTTTTTAGCTGGGTTTAGGTCATCGAGCAAGGGCATCTCTTCTCTCTGTGTCTTGTGATTGAGTCTTTGTGAACGTTTATTCCTTTACGTCTGAAAGCGTTTGCTAGTGAATAAGCTCCCCAACTTGGGTCGTCTAGGTATTGTCTGGCTAACTCAATGTCTTTCTCGGTTGTGTCTGGGTGTTCGGCTACTCTCTCAAGCACTTTACAGCCCTGAATCTCGTCAAGCGGCTTCTTTAGGTCTTCTAGCATGAGCAAGTTCCCTCCCGGTGTTTCTTGATTGCCTTATCGTTCAGGATAATCTTTCGCTCTTTGAGTGCCTTATGTAATGCCCAAGCGTTCCAGGTCTCTGGGTCGTTGATTGCGTCTCTCAAGATAGATACGTCTGGTTCGTCTAGGTTCTCAAGTAGCTTATTTACCGAACAGGGATATTTTCTTTTCTTCGGTTGGATACCTTCAAGAACCAAGAACCAACCTCGCTAACTGTTCAATCTTCCCGGGGCGGTAACCGCTGAAGGTCAAGCCCTCGGTCTGGACTATTGGGGCAGAGGTCAAGCCTACTTCCCTAAACTGTTCTACTAGCTCAGGGTGCTGCTCTAGGTTGATGGTGTCGAATACTACGCCCTTCTTCTCAAAGGTGCGAGCTACTGATCTACACGCCATGCAGTTAGGCGTTGTGTAGAGAATGACTTTCTTCATTTTCTTTCCTTTCTCGGTAAGCGTTGTCAATTTTGGCGATGCGTTCTTCTGTAACGGGTTCTAGGTTTGGCATGTAAAGAATTGAGTCTTCACCGCTTAGGAAGTCGTGTTGTCTGTAATAAACAAAGTTCTTAGGAAACATCTTCATAAGTGTCTCTAGTGCGTGTTTGATTATTGGCCAGTCACCTCTAACAAAATCTTCGTCATAGTATTGACAACCTGGATCAAGAACGATTCCTTCTTCGTATTTAGTTGCATTTGCTGCATACTCGGTATCTTCAACCAGTTCGTTGTAAACATTTAAAAGGTCTTGGCTGTCGAACTTGCCAGCAACACCTATGAGTGCATCTAAAGTCACTTCTCCTCCTTGATTAGTTTCCTGACCTTGTGAACGGTGATTGAATCTAGGTCTGAGTTCATCAAAGCGTCAATGATTCGGATCTGCTCTCTTACCTTCCCGTACTCAATGAAATACTCGTCTTCTGTTATCTGTCCCTTGTCTAGGGCTTCTCTCGCTGTCATGGTTTCTAGCTTTCCTATTACATCGCTTATCTTGTCGCTCATTTTTGTTCTCCCTTGATTATCTCGATTAGTTCGTTGTCTGCTTGACATGTTGTGCATGGTGCTTCTTCAGCGTGGCAGTCACAGGAACACCGGCAGTCATAAGATTTACGCTTCTCAATGATTTGAACGATTCTCTCTCTTTCGGTAAGTCTGCCGGCGGTTACTCCCTGATAGTAGTCAGTTGGCTGCTGACTGTCTCTGGTGTAGGTGACTTCTGCCCCATCCTCGACTAATAGCCTGATGGCGTTGATTATGTCGTCACTCACTAGACAACCTCTGTCAGCTCGCCCCTTATGGCTTTTACTGCGTGACGGTAACCGAGGGTTAGACCTGGCTCGTCAAAGTCTGAGACATCGTGAAGCTTTAGATCACGTTCGATTAGTGTCATAAGTGATGACTTGCCGTCTCTCACTCCCGTAGCGTGTGCGTCTCTCCAGACTTCCCACATTGTGCCGGGTGCGATTTTCCATAGTAGTTTTTTGATTATCTTGTTCATCTTGCATCCTTTCCCCAGCCTGAACCTTTCAAGCTGATACTTGGTGACCCCCAAACGGGAATCATTCGATAACCGCATTCCTCACAGATTGGTTGTGGTTTTGCGGTGTTTATGTCTGCCTTTGCGGTGAATAGGGTTTCACAGGTTGGGCAAACAAACTCATAAGTCATTCAGTTTTTCCTTCAAATCTTCTTTTGCTTCGGCTGATAACGCTTCGAGTGCTTTCATCATCTCGGCTTGCATTTCACGTCTGCCATGCTCAACCCCTCGCTCGTAGCTCCATGCGGAATACTGTGCAGCTTGGGGGAGGTTTAGGAGTCGTTTCCCGTTGATTGCTTTAGGCATTGTTTTCTTCTTTCGGTAGGTGAACGGTTAGGGTTAGCCCGATTCCGATCAGCGTCAGAAGCGGATTGAAAATTACGATGCCGAAGATGCCGATTGCGATACCGGCTAGGTAGGTTAGCGTTCTCATTAGATTTTGCCTGCCTCTACTGCCTGACGAATTAGTTTGCGGCTAACATATGGCCTCATTTGTGCAACCTCTGCGATTCGCTTGTTGTTATTTATTTTCTGCTGAATTTTGTTCATCTGCTTGGTAAGTGAATCAATTTCTGCTTGATATATCTGAGCTTCTGCATCGTCTGTGATGTCGTCTTCTAGCTTTAGTTGGCAGTATTCGATTCCCCAGTAAATTGCGTGAGCTTTTGCCTCTAGTTTTAGTGTTGCCTTGTCCATTTTCTTGCCTTTCCTTGTTGTTGATACAAGTATTACACAACCGCACGAGATTCCGCAAGTTATTTTGCAAAGTTTTTTATTTATTTTTCAGCGATAAGGACTTGGCATCCTGGCTCTCGGTCATCGGAGTAAACCTTAGAGAGATACATGTCAACAATTTGAGCGTCATCGCCGTAGATTATCCCGGTGCAACTGTCACCGATAGCTCGGGCGAGTTTGTCTAAATCGGGCGGAGCTGTTGGGAGTTCACGCTTGACTGTTTTAGGTCGTGGTAAAAAGAAAATAACCGAAACCGCTAGGGGTTGATCCGAATAAAAACCTGTTTCGGCTTGTGCTTCGGTAGCTGCTTCGGCTATTGCCTTCCTCCACGCTGGAAGATATTTCGAAGACTCGACAAGCCGACCTCTCATTATGGTCTTAGAACCTTGAGGGGCTGGCCTGCCGAAGACCTCGAATTCAATCATTAGAAGGGTGCGTCTTCTAGCTTCGGTTGGCTACCCTCTAGCACCTCGAACTCGGTTGGTTCGATTTGTAGGGTTGAGCCGGGAGTGCCATCCTTCTTCAAGAACGCGGTTGGTTTACCGAAACCGGTGACCGTTACCCGAGTTCCCGAGGGAAGAGAAGTCAGCTCGCTGAACTCTTCAATCTTTGCATTACGAATAATGATGTCAATGTAGCTCGTTGAAGCTGTTGACCAATCACCGTCTTCTGACTTGAAGCGGTGAGGGTGTGCTGCTTTTAGAACCCATCCGAAATCTAATTTCTTAGAGTCGTTGATGAATACGGTTGCTGTTATTTCTATCGCCATTTGAGGTCTCCTTCTATATGGTTGGCGTTTATGCAATCAGCTTTTCCACAGGTGCGGAATCCGCTGATGATGTTCCCCTCTTCATCGAGAGGGGTGATCTGGTCGGGAGCAAACTCACCGAGGTGAGGGATGCACTCCCCGTCATACTGTGAGGGTTTGTATCGGCAAGAACTGCAAAGCTTCGGCCTAGTCTTTTCGGTTTCCCAGACATAGCCGCATCGTTTGCAGGTGACGAACATCGTTTCACTTTACAAGTCTTTCACGCAGATAGGGCAAAGGGCAAGCGTCTTTTCGTGTTCGCATTTAGGGGGAGGTGCTGAGTTTTTTTCGGCTTGTGCGTATTCTTCTAATAGCTCTTGAGTGTGATTGGCTGACTTATCTAGATAAGCTCTAGTGTCTTTTTGGTTTGCTTGTTGCTTACCCTTGTCTGACCACTGCCATTCTTTCCTAACCCAATTTCGGTAACCGGCATCCCAATCTTTGTAAGTCTTGCCATTAGCAGCGCAGTAGTCCATCATTGACTCCCAGCACTCTTTGAGATCTAAACCTGGATACTTTTCAGAAAGTTCATTTACTAATTGCTTAGAGGGTTTGTAACTTTCTTTTTTCTCTCTGTTTTTATTTAGGTTTGTATTAAGGTTTTGTACGACAACCGGTGTCACATCGTCAGCCTTATTTGTCACATCGTGGGACTGATTTGTCATATCGTCAGACACGACACGACTGTCTGTCACATCGTCAAGAGTGATGAAATATAGGTTGGTTTTGTTGCGACTTTTAGTTGGTGAGCCATACCTAGTCACCTCTAGTTCTCCAAGCTTTTCAAGCTCTTCAATATCGCGTTGAACCGACCTCTCAGACGCACCAACCATTTTTGCTAAAGTGCCAAGACTAGGCCAAGCACCTTGCTCTCCTTGATGATCTGCAATAGCTAAGAGCGTTAACTTTGTTCGACCTGTCGATTGTGAATAACGCCAGACAGCGTTCATAACTTGAATACTCATTTGTTCCTACTCTCCCGGTGTGGCAGAATAAGGACTGCCGACACCTACTCTGTCGGTATTTAGCAGGTCGGGAGTTACACGCTCTCGGCCTGTTTCTATTCTACTAGTCATCTGACAACAACATCCTTAGTGCAAGCTCAGCCTGCTGCGGAACGACTCCGTTACCGCAAGCTTTTAGTTCATCGTTTCTTGATAGACCGACATCTGTTATCCAGCCTTCGGGAACTCCCATCATCCACTCAGTAAACCTAGAAGATAACCTATGAGCATTTTCTTTCCCATCCGGTTTCGTAGGTTCAGGAGCAGGTCTGCCGAGGACAGTTTCCCAGCGTTTGATTGCAGGTTCAAACTTGCCCCAGTTGGTTTGCTCGACCACTGTGCTAATTCCTCGACTACTTGCCGAACCTGAACCGCTGTGGTTTGCACCCTTCCAATCTGATGCTGTTGTTGTTGGTAACACTTCGCCAGGTTCAGCCATGAGAACAGCTTCCACATTTAAGGGCTTACTGTTTCGGTTGTATTGGGATGGACCGGCTGTGTTTTTAGCATCCTGAGTAGTCGGTGTCGGCAGCTCATTGACGACTTTATCGCGTCTCTTCTTGCCTTCACCATTTTGCCTATCCTTATTTCCAGACAAATCTGTTTTTTGCCAAGTGCTTTCTGGCATACCAAGAATTGCTGTGATGGACTGCAACTGCAATGAGTTACGAGTTGCTACTTGATTAGCAACATCAACAGGTTTTCCATCTATTGTGCTGGTCGTGGGTAATAGAAATCTCTGATCACCATCGGCAATAGCCTTAGCGATAGTTCCAACCTGTGGCTGTGAGCGTCTTAGCCCTGCTTCGTATCCCTCAGGCTGTGAGTCGCGAGCCTTTGGGGTAGGCAAGGATGAAGATTCGGTATCTATTGTGTGGAGCTCCTGCATCGGCAGCTCGAATACCTGTCCATTTCGCATCATACCCGAGGTCGGCCAAGTTTCCGAGAACGCCTCCAAGTGCTCGCATAACAGGTTTTCCGTCTGTGGCTTCTCCCATACAGAGCGGGCAGTGTTCCAGATCAGGATTGGTTGCTGTTGCACTTACTAGTCCCCTAACATTTTCTATAACTACATACTTTGGTTTGATTGTTTCGATAGCCCTAGCGAACTCACTCCAGAGTCCTGACCTAGTGCCAGGTTGCAAGCCAGCTCTTTTGCCGGCTAGTGATAAGTCTTGGCAGGGAAACCCACCTGTCAGAATGTCAACTTGTTCCACTTCCCTAAAGTCAACCTTTGATACATCTCGATAGTTAGGGACATCCCAATGACTAGCAAGAATCTGAGACGGAGCATCCTCCCACTCACAATGCCAAGCCGTCTCAGCGTTGAACATTTTCTCAACAGCTAAGTCAAGTCCTCCATACCCTGAGAACAGGCTACCTATCTTCACTTAGATCCTCGAAGGCTAAATAACTTGCATATTCTTTAGTCGCCTTAGTGTCCCTGGCACCTGCCGCATACCTGCCAGCGTGAAAGAACATTTGCTTATATCTCTCTGACAGTGCTTCCACCTTTGAGGGATTTGGCTTGTCAATCATTAGTTTCTTTTTTGGCTTTATGTTTCGGTAACTTATGTCATACCGTTCACGCTCAAGCGATTCTAATTGTTTTTTATTCATGGTCTTCTCTCTGAAATTTCTTTCCTTTGTCGCTTAGTATCCACCAAGTTCCGTCAAAACGCCAAACTGGTGTGTGGGTTGACATCTCACCCATCCGAAGTTTCCATCCCTTATCCTTAGCTAACCGAAGAGCGTCAAGGTCGGACTCCATAAGTGAGTTGAACTCTGGGCAGATTGTCAAAAGGTTTGAAGGTCTGTCAGCAACTTTGGCTTTAGTCTTATCTCCACCCATCTTCCGGTTCATGCGGTGATGGATTGTGACGACATCAGTCCCACAGTGCCAACAGATCCCTTCATCCCTTTTTAGGATTAGCTTCTTTATGTTTTCGCTAGGCATAGTTCTTGACCTCTAGGTCTATCAACCTAGCAATCGTTTGGTTTGCTGTAAGCGCAGATTCCAAGGCCCTTATCTTTTGCTTGATGCGTGAGACCTCGGCCTTTTTCAGATCGCGAATTAGTCTCGCTTCATTAGCTTTCATTCGTGCGATTCGTTCTCGCTCGGCTACCGTGCCAGAAGCAGAAAGAAACTCTTTGGTTTCTATTCGGTCAAGTTCCGCCTCGGCATCTGCCAATTCAATCTCAGCGTCATACAGAGCGTTTCCGCCTCTGTCATTCTCCTGGATTAGCCTCTGTAATTCCTTGATTACTGTTCCCGGTGTCGTTGGCATTTAGCACCGCCACAGTTCGGTCGATAAGTTCAAGCCTCCAAAAGATAGCGAGTTCATACTGACCCCTTTTCAGAGCCTGCTGATACGCCTCCGACACTTCTCTTCGGCTTGCTAGTAGAACCTCGGTCATCTGCAAGCCTCCTAATCTCTGAGAGTTCATCATCGGTTGCCCCGTTTGCTTTGGCTTTGATGTAAAGCTTGCGCAGGTCTTCAACTGATTTCAGCTTACTAGCCTGAACTAACCAATCGCCCAAGTTGTCACCTCTTGAGACCTTTTCCATTTCTTCTCGACTGGCTAGGTTGTCTTTCGACATGGCATAACCTGCCACCATCAAGCACCTACCGATTGCCGAACTCTCGGCGTTCTCTAGTGCTGAGGTTTTGTTTGCCATTCCCATTCCGTCAACCTCAAAGGCGTGACCTGTTGCCTTAGCTAAACCTGCGGCTTGGTCTCCCTCAGTTAGGAATAGAGTCGCCTTCATTACCCAAGTTCCCGTCTGCCTATCGTCTGGCGTGGTTAGGTTCTCGGTAATGATTCGATACTCGGGATAGTCAATCTTTAGCTGTGCCATTCTCTCGGCAACAGTTGCGTATTTGCTCAGATCAAACTTCATCGACATCCTCTACTCTCCAGGTGTATTCATCTTCACCTAATTCAAAGACCGTATAAAACCCGTCAATGTAAAGTTCCTTAGCGTGTCCGTCATGGTCAATTCTGAATCCCATACATTGACCGCTGACCCTTGTTGTTCCCTTGACTATGGAGATGTAATCCCCAATTTGAAATGTCATTATCTTCCTTTCACTTCTAGGTAAGGCTTCCCCTCACCTCTCTGACGTTTGACGGCCACCAAGTAGCCCTCGGCATAACCATACTTAGAGTCATTCATTTGTGCAAGCGTGGCACTCTTGAGTTCTCTAAGTTTGTTATCGGCTGCGTTAAATTCCATTAGTGCGTTGTATAACTGAACACCGAGATAGCCGAGATCCGTTTCTCCCTCTTCGGTTGGGGAACTTATTGCCCTGACTGTTTCGTAGGTTGACTGACTTCCATCCCAATCTGGTTCGACTCCGTTGACCACGTTCTCTTTCCAGAACTCAAGAACGATTGCTCGTTGCATTGAAAGCTCGTTTTCGTCAACCTCGACTTCCCATTCCTGATAGTCACCACCTGCCAGACTGATGACGATAACCCCATCAGCCGAAAAGACATCAGCATAGTGAAGAACTTGAGTGCGATAGTGTGCCGGGACTTCTCCCCAATAGTTCCGAGATGTCTTCACCTCAAGAACATAAAGCTTCTCCCCGATAGTCACCAGACCGTCAGGGTTTGCTATTAGCTCAGGGTAGTCCTCGTGAATGTAAGTCCCAACATTCTCATAGACCGTAACGTCTTCGTGTTTCTCCCGGTATAGCTGTATAAGAGGAGCTTCTAAAAGCTGCCCTAATCTCATTCGCTCATTCTGTTTCACTTCGTCAGAAACCTGACCCGTCTTCACAGCCCAAACTTTATACGCCGAAGCGAACGGTGACACTCCAAGAATTGCCCCGGTGTCTGTTCCTGTGATTCCCTTAGTGCGTAGCTCGTGCCACTCGGGATCTGATGGAGTGAAGTCACCTATCTTTTTAGCGGTTCTTACCTTGTCTAGATTCATAGTTTGCATTCCTTTCTCGACATCTCTAAGCTAACCACCTATGACAGACATTTTCAATTCCCGATATTACGAGTTCCTTAGAAAAGTAATTGTCGAAGAGCCTGAGTGCATGCTGAATCCTGATGTTTTCTTTCCGGAAGATTACGGTGATGAAGTGAACAAGGCTGCCAGAGTTGCTAAGAGTTATTGTCAGAGATGCCCACTGATTAGGGACTGTGCGAAATACGCTTTGCAGAATAAAGAAGAGTTTGGCGTTTGGGGAGGGCTTACCGGAGCGGAAAGAAGAAAGCTCAGACGGTAAAAGAAAACCCCCGGAGAAACAAGGAAAACTCCGAGGGTCTTCTTACCAATTAAGAAAGGACATAACAACAACCCGAAAGGGTTAGTTATATATTACACCCTAAACTTCTGATGTCAATTTGGCTTTAGTAACTACTGAAGTAGCAACCGACAACAAACCAGCACCTAGCGACAACCCAATCAGTGAACCCCAATCAGCATTGAACACCTGCAACTGTTGTCCACCGACCAAAGCCAAAAAGGTTTGAAACAGTGTCTTAACTGCTCGCTCACCTGCATAGATAGCAAATTCTTTTGAAAATAGTTTCATGGTTCTCTATCCTCTTTCTTCTTGTTCAGCCTATCATCCACGATTGCTCCGCCGACATAAGCCGAGACTATTATCGAGAGCATCCCGACCATCGCTTTGATAGCTTCAATCGCCAGGTCTTGAAGCTGTGGCATGAAGATTGCAATAACCAAACTCACTAGCGTCACGAATATTGCGATCCGATAGCTCCCAAAGATTAGCTTTCTGCGAAACTTCCAAGCTGCATCACCGTCTGCTGTGTTGGTGATGAACTTAGAAAAGAACTCTTTTACTTTCCGAACCATGCCAAAATTACTTTCAATGCCTCTGACACGCTCTTAGGCAGGTCTTTGGGCTTCTCGGGTGTGGTTACCTCGGGCTTAGTTTGTTCGTCTTTTACAGGCGATTCTGTGGCTTCTTTTTTCTCTCGGTCGATTTGCTTTTGAATGTATTTGTGAGCATCCCAAGTCTTACCGCTGACCGCTGACCGCTTAGCCTTACCGAGAACAAGGTGAAGGTGGTCGCCTCTCGAACATGTGCCAGAGTTTCCCTGTCTTCCAACAGGTTGACCAGACTTGACCTTGTCCCCAACCTTTAGATTCTTCATGCAGGTAGTTCCGTCATTGTGACCGGGACAATCTCTGCCATGCTGATGGCAATTCAGGTGTGCGTAACTAACCACCCAATCACTACCGTCAATCTTTAGAGCGCATACCCAACCGAGGCAAGAGGTGTAATAAATATCTACAACCTCAGCATCGTTCACAGCTCTTACTAATTCTTTGAGTGGCCCGAGGTAATCAGATCCACGATGTGGCGAAGTTCTCGGAGGTGAGTCGTCACCGTAGTGACTTGTAATTCTTACTGGTTCTAGTGGGTGTCTCCATGTCATATGACTATTCTACCGTCTGCGTGTTCTTGCATAATGATGCAATAAAACTCTGAATTTTGGT